GCTCGCAGGTGACCACAAGCTGTTCACTGGAGTGTTTCAGGTAAGCATCGTGACACCCTCCGGCAAGTTCCGCGGCGCGGCTGGCGCGATCGCCGACCAAATTGCCGCGTTGTTCCCTCTGTACGAACGAATCACGAAGGGTGCGCTCACCGTGGTGACCATGAGCCCGGTAGACCCAGGCCCCGGCATTCCCGACGACACCAACTTTACTGTACCTGTGTCGTTCCAGTACCGAGCCGACACCAACTAAACCCGCCCGTTGGGCAACACGGAACCCGCTATCGAGCGGGTTTTGTCATTTCTGCAAAGAGGAAACCCCATGAGCGTCAAGATTCCCAACGGCACTACCTTCGAGATCGCGGCCACCCTCAGCCTTGCGAAATCGTTCACCGCCATCAGCAACGCCAAACCGGCGGTGCTCACCGCAGCCGCGCACGGTCTGACCGATGGCGACGTGATCGTCATCGAATCGGCCTGGGCGAAGCTGAACGGCCGCCCGGCGCGCGTCATCGACTCCGACACCGGCGAGTTCGCGGCGGAAGGCATCGATACCACCAGCGTGAAGAATTACCCGGCTGGCTCCGGCGCCGGCAAGGTTCGCGAGGCTTCGGGCTGGACGCAGATCTCGCAAATCACCGAGCCAGCGGCGAACGGCGGCGAGCAGCAGTTCCTTACCTACGGTTTCCTCGAAGACGACGATGACCGTCAGCTGCCGACCACGAAATCGGCCAGCAGCATGACCCTGCCGGTAGCGGATGATCCATCCCAGGCATACGTCGCACTCGTTGAAGCGGCCGACGAAGACAAAGAGCCGCGCCTGATCCGCGCAAATCTCCCGGGCGGCGCAACGATCTACTACTACGTCTATGTGTCGATCACCGCGACCCCGACGTTGAGCCGCAACAACATCATGACGCGGACCATCACTCTTTCGTTCGCCTCCCGCCCAACCCGCTACAACGCCTAAGGGGTTCCCATGCCGAAGTTTTCCATTGCGCCGAAGCCGACGTTCACCGTCGATGTGGCGATCCCCCAAGTTGGCGGCAAGCCGGCAATGGTGCCGTTCACGTTCAAATACCGTGACCGCACGGCTCTGGCTGAACTGTTCGACACCTGGAAAGAAAGGGCAGAAGCCATCGGTGAGCGCTTCAAGGGGACTGAGCCGACGCTTTCTGAAATTACCGCCGCAGAGGTTGAGCAGGGCGTCGACCAGATCAAGGACCTGGTCGTGTCCTGGGGCTTTACCGACAAGCTCAGCGATGAATCCATCACTGCCCTGGTGAAGAGCTGCATCGGCGTATCGGATGCCGTGGTGAAGGCCTACAGCGAAGCCTTCGGCAAGGCCCGCCTGGGAAACTGACCGCCGCCGCCCGTGCGCTCTATGAGTCCGAAGGATCGGCGGAGCAGATGGCCTTGTTCGGCTTCTCGCCGGAGGACTACGACGAAATCGTCGAAGTCTGGCCAGACAACTGGCCATCCTTTCTCGTCATGGATGCGATGGGCACCCAGTGGCGCACTGGCGCATGCGGCGCTACCGGGCTCGATTATGGCGTTCTGCCTAATGTGATGAAGCTCGTCGGCATCCCGGCGAAGGATTGCCCCGGCGTCTTCCACGATATCCGTGCGATGGAAACGGAAGCCCTCTCTGTTATGGCGGAAGCCCGCGACAACAGCCCGTGAAAACGGGCACTTATTCAAGGTGAGTCGATGAACATTGCAGAACTCGGCATCAAGGTCGATTCGGCTGATGCCGCCAACGCTGCGACCGATCTCGACAAGCTGACCAAGGCTGGTGATCGCGCTGAGCAGTCCGCCGTCGGCCTGATGAACGAAATGCAGGCGCTGGAAAAGTCACTGTCGAAAGGCGCGACCACCACGCAGGAACTGGCCAAGCAGCGCGAGAACCTGGCGAAGCTGACCAAAACCGGTGCGTACGGTGAGGCCGAGTTCACCAAGATCACCGCGCAACTGGACAAGCAGCAAGCGGCGCTGGCGAAGTCGACGCTGGATGAACAAAAAGCGCTGAACAGCCTGCTGGGCGCAATCGACCCGGCGAAGGCGGCGCTGGCCAAGCTGGACAAACAGGTCGAGGACCTGGGCAAGCATCTGGATGCCGGCCGGATCAGCCAGGACCAGTACAACTCGGCGCTCAGCAAGATCGATGGCAACTATGCAGCGCTGGAGAAAACCGCTACCGGATTTGACAGGCTGAAGCTCGGCACCCGCCAGGCGCAGGAAAACGTCGTTCAACTCGGTAATGCGCTTTCGTCTGGTGACTGGGGCAGCGGCGTTCGAGCCGTGGCTCAATTGGGCGCTGGAGCCGGTAGCGCGGCGATAGGCTTTGCGGCGGTCGTCGTGCCGATTGCATTGGCCGCCGGCGCGCTCGCCACTCTCGCCAACGCCTATTACCAAGGCAGCAAGGAGGCTCAGGAGTACAACAAGTCTCTGGTATTGACCGGTAATTACGCCGGCACCAATGCCACCCAACTCGCCGAGATGGCGCGGCAGATCAGCGCAACCGTTGGCACGACCGGCGCAGCGGCTGAAGTTCTGGCTACCCTGGCTGGTAACGGCAAGCTGGCGAGCGGCAGTTTCGTAGAAATCTCCGAAGCAGCCCTGGCGATGGAGAAGGCAACCGGCAAGTCGGTGGATGCCACTGTCGCCGAGTTCGTGAAGATCGCTGACGATCCGGTTGCGGCGGCGAAGTTGCTGAATGATCAGTATCACTTCCTGACTGCCTCCGTGTACTCGCAGATCGTTGCCCTGAAAGAGCAGGGTGATGAGGTAGGAGCGACCAAACTCCTCACCGACATTTATGCCGAAACCGTTAAAGGTCGAGCAGGGGAGATCACTCAGAATCTCGGAATTGTTGAAAAGGCCTGGGCTGCAATTCGCGGCGAAACAGCGAAAACTTTTGATGCACTGAAGAATGTCGGTCGCGAACAAGACGAGCAATTGCGAGTCGCCGAGCTCACTCAAAAGCTGGCGTATCTGCAATCGACGGTCGGTACCGGATACGAGGATGGCGATGCGAAAGACCGCATCACGGCGATCACGGATGAGCTGAGCTTCCTGAAGGACAAGCGGGACGCAAGCGCTGACATTGCGAAGTATGACGCCGACACGGCTAAGGCTCAGCAAGACGCTGTTTCCGCGATGTCGAAAGTTGATGCTCTCACCAAGTCTTCGCTGACCAATGAGCAAAAGCGCGCCGAGGCGATCAAGGACTACAAGAAAAGCCTGGACGATATCCGGAAGGTCGATCCGAAAGACTCTCGGCTGGACCCAGCGGCAGTCGCCAAGAACATGGCGAACCTAAACGACAAGTTCAAGGATCCCAAGGCTGCCGCCGGCAGCGTCGATCTGTCCGGCTTCAACAGCGCGAAGAACGTATTGGCCGAAACCCTGGCCTATTACAAAAACGCGGACAAGGAGCTTGAAGCCTCCCAGCGCGCTGGGGTGATCTCTCAGGCCAGTTACACCGAGCAACGCGTCAGTCTGTTGCAGCAGGAGGCTAATGAGGTCGCCCAAAGCTATCAGTCGGAGATCGATTCGCTCGAAGCAGCCAAGACCAAGAAGGGCACGACCGCGGCTCAGGTCATCCAGATCGATCAGAAGATTGCCGATGCCCGCAGCGCCATGGTCAAGGCGCAACAGGACAGCGGCAGTGAATTGTCGATCATCGCCACAAACGAAGAGGGCCGCCTACGCAAACAGACGCTGGCGGTCAATACGTACACCAGCGCTCTGCAGCAACAGGTCGACACACTTCGGCAGCAGGGATTGCGGGCGGCATCAGGCCTCGGCCAAGGTGACCGGCAGCGCGCGCTGACCGATCAGCAGAACGGGATCGACGACCGCTTTAACCAACAGCGGCTGGAACTGGCCAACCAATACGGCGACGGCTCGCGCGGTATGAGCCTCGACGAGTACAACCAGAAACTGGCAGCGCTGAAGGCTACCCAACAGGATCTGCACGACACTGTGCGGGCCAACTACGACGACATGACCGCCGCCCAGGGCGACTGGAGCGCTGGCGCATCGTCGGCGTGGCAGAACTACTTGGAGTCAGCGCGGGACGTTGCGGGGCAAACGAAGAGCCTGTTCACCAACGCCTTCAGCTCCATGGAAGACGCGATCGTCAACTTCGCCATTACCGGGAAGCTGTCGTTTGCGGACTTCACGAAGTCGATCCTGGCGGACATGGCGCGCATTGCCACGCGACAAGCCAGTTCTGCACTGCTCGGCAGTCTGGTGGGGGCTGCAACCAGCTACTTCGCAGCGGGCTCAGGTAACGGGCTGGCTGCTGGATCAGCCGGCGCGGAGTCGTCGAACCTCGGCGCATCGCAAGCCGGATATTCCAACGTCGATTTCTCCGGTTATCGCGCTGCTGGTGGCCCAGTCGCGGCCAACTCTCTGTACCAGGTCAACGAACTCGGGCCAGAGCTTTACAACGAGGGCGGCCGGTCGTTCCTCATGACCGGCGCGAATGGCGGCAGCGTTACTCCGCTCACGTCTGGAGCCAACGTTGCAGCTATGAGCGGCGGTGGAGGCCAGGGTGGAATCACCATTAATGCGCCGGTTAGCGTTACCACCCTGGATCGAAGTTCAGAAGGGATGCAACTCGATCAACAAGCGCTGGCGAAGAATCTCCAAACGCAAATGAAGGCGGCTGCTGAAAAGGCCCTTGCCGAATCTTGGCGCGCGGGCGGTATCAGTTTCCGTAACGCAAATGGGAGGACCTGATGGCAATCGAAACGTTTATCTGGCCAACAGAGCGAGGTAGTTCGCCAGAGATTACCTATAGGGTGCGGACATCGAAGT